GAGATTCAGTAACGGCAAAGGTGATTGAGATTGACGACGTAGCCGACCCATCGGGATTTCTAAAGGGCTTAGGGCTGGAGAACGCAAAGGTAAATGACGGCATGAGTTACGAGACTAAGGGTCAAAAAAATCCAGCGCCGCCAGTTCCAGAAATTGATATACCAAAGGAAGTACCCTCGGCTGCGCAAATTGAGCAAATTGAGGAAGCTGAAAAACAAGAAATTGATAATTCAGATTTTGAAGGTGCGCGTAGGCTTCGCGATGTTGTGCAAGTGTTTATGGACCGGGGAGTTACAGACACCGATGAGATTGTGTCTCAATGTGTTGCGTTGAAGGAGTCGGTTTCGATCTTGAAACGAGTGGCCGATATTGAAGGCCGTATGCCTATTGCGGTTAGTAAGTGGCGCAAGTCCAATAGCAACTAATGGAATACCTCTCTTTGTACACCGAGCCTCAACTAGCAGAAGTTGAGAAGGTTACACCAATGGAGGTAGATCACGGGTGCCTTCTGTGTCCTCTTAGCGAGGCCTGTAAGAATCCGTGCATGTCACCCGAGGGAAACGACGAAAAGGGTGGTTTGTTGATTATAGCAGATCACCCTTTCGTCGCGGACGACGCGAGGGGTAGGCCTTTTTCTAGCACGCTAGGCGCTAAACTCCGCAGGATTGTACGAGAACACTGGGATGGTCCTGTCTATCTCGACTACGCAATCAAGTGTGCCCCAAAGAGAGGTAGAAGAATAACGGATACTATCATCGCTACGTGTCGCGGTTATCTTGCAAAGACTATTGAGGAATCGAGACCTAGCAAGATTATCCTTCTGGGCTCTATCGCTATGAAGTCTATGTTTGGCCGTAGTGCGGGAGCTTTTTCTACACGGAAATGTTTTGGCTGGCTAGAAAAAACGCATACACCAGTGTTTATGTTGATGAGTCAGCAGGTTGCGCTCAATAACCGTTTTTTAGAGAGATGGTTTGAGGAAGATCTTTCTTGGGCAATAAAACAAAAAGTCTCGGACTTACGTGAGCAAAGTAGTCGCGACGGCATTGCTAGCATGATTACAACCAGCGACGAGGCCAAGGAAGCCGTTTCTATTCTTAGGGAGTCAGAATGGATCTGCTACGACACCGAAACAGTTGGTCTATTGTTCAACAAAGATTTTGAGATCATATCCGTTTCTGTGTCCTCCAAATATAGCGAAGACGCATTTGTTTGGTCGGGTAACTCGTTGAAAGATGAGGAAATTATATCTCCGCTTTTACGCCTCCTAGAAGATCCGAATGTAAAGACAGTCGCGCAAAACGCTAAGTATGATTCAAACGCCATGTACTCGGCGTTCGGCATAGAAGTTCAAGGACTTCATTTGGATACACGCCTTATCCGTAAGTTACTGGAACCAGAAAGTGTGGCAAAATTATCTGTTTTGCAAGAAGCCGTAGGCATGGGGGGAGGTAAAGAAATTGCGGATAAACAAATTGCTTCTATTACGAGAAATATCAGAAAGGCAAAATCGGATGTTGAGCTTGCAGAAGTTGGTCCTATCGGATGGGTGAAGCCCATAGCGGAGAAAACGTGTGCGCCGGGGGTGTACGCTTACGGCCTAATGGATCGCGTAGTCAGAGATAGGTATTGTGCGCGAGATACAGTTTCTACGGCCAGAGTTGCAGAACTGTACGAAGAAAGATTGAAGGGCACGTCAATCCAAGTTGTCTGGGATGAGATTATGTTACCGGCAGCGCGAGCGATTGAATATGTAGAAAGGTGGGGTGTTGCCGTTGACAAAAAGAAGATAGCCAACTTTTCTTTAGTCGTTACGGATCTAAAAGAAAAAGTTACGGCTAGACTGTTTGACAAAGGCACGTTCAACCTCAACTCAACTCGCGAGCTATGCAATTATCTTTATACCGTTTATAAACTACCCATCCTATCAAAGACGGATACGGGTAGCCCTTCTACAGACAAAGCTACGCTTGAGCTTTTATTATCAAAAAATCTAAAGACCGAACAAAAGCAATTCGTAGAAAACATGCTCGAATACCGAAAGGTATCAAAGATGCACTCCACATACGCGACTAAATTAGGAGGGTTCATACGAGATGACGGTAGAGTACACCCCTCTTTCAATCTCGTCGGCGCTAGAAGCGGGCGGATCTCCTGTAGTGATCCTAATGTGCAACAAATACCAAGGGCGGATACCGAACTAAGTTCGATGGCTAGAGATTGTTTCGTCGCGCCAAAAGGTCGCGTATTTGTTCAGCTAGATTATTCCCAGTTGGAGTTACGCATAGCCGCGATGCTTTCATTAGACAAAAATATGGGTGACGTGTTTCGCTCGGGTAGGGACTACCATATGCGAACTGCGCAAATTATATCGAAGCAAGCGTGGGGAATCTCTCCTAACAAGGTTACTAAAAATCATAGAACGATGGCTAAGTCCGTGAACTTTGGTTTGTTCTATGGAATGTCTACGGGAACCTTAGCCAAAAATATTGGGTGCAGCAAAGAGGAAGCACAGAAGATTCAAAACGCTGTGTTTGGAAGTTTCCCAGATCTAAAAAGGTGGTGTGACAACCACGTACAGGCGGCGCGTAGAGAAGGGTGTGCTTACACATATTGGAAGAACAATCGCGCTAGAGTGAGGCCTTTGTTTAGAATCGCGGACCAGGATGACCATGTTAGAAAAACCGCAGAGAATGGATCGTTCAATACGCCCGTTCAGGGTACGGCCAGCGACTTCTGTTTAGCGTCATTGGCTAGGTGTGTTGAATGGTTAGTAAAAGAGAGGTTTCCTGCAAAACTTGTTTTGACGGTACACGATTCATTACTCTTTGAAGTAGACGAGAAACACCGAGATGAGCTTATAGACTCTGCAAAACATTTGATGACGGACTGGGAATCAAATAATGTTCCTCTCGTTGTCGATGCTGAAATAGGGAAAACTTGGGGAAAATTAGAGGGCTTAGACTAAAAATACCCCTCGTTTCATAATGTTACTGTGCAGAAGGAGAGCACAATGGAAAATGATGAGTTTTTAGAGGAAGTAATCGACATAAACCCCCTGAACATCGACGAGCATTTTCGCCGGGTGCCCGCCGAACTAGCTTACTATAATCAGCAGTACGCCGACGCCTTCGAGAAATATCTAAGGTCAAAAATGTTGTGTGAACGCGCCCATGCCGAAGCATACAGAAGAATATCTCAAGAATCGGAAAGTGAAGGGAAAAGGGCTACGGTTGCTTCTCTTGAAGCCGCTGTTGAAATGGATATGAGCTATCAAATGGCGGAAGAAGATCTCGTTGAGTCTGAGTCCGATAAACAACGGCTTAGGGGGAAAGTTGCTGTCGTGTTGGCAAAAAAAGATATGTTGATCAGCCTAGGAGCCCATATCAGGGTAGAGATGAGCGACCCCATGATCCGCGCCCAAGTTAAGAATAATAAAGAAGCTATGGCACCGGAATACTAGATGATTTTTGGGTTTGACGAGTTTGACCCACTAATGATTATAGTGGATGAAGAATTAGACATGATGCACGCAGACATGGAGGAGGAAAGGAACACACCAAAATACGAAATACGAGCTAACAAGCATAGGACACTAGAAGAAAAAGGAAAAAGGGAAATGGGAAATTTAGTAAAATACGGCGGGTTCGATTTAGGCGAACTCGACAAACAAGACAACCAAGTAGCGGCAACAACAATGGTTGGTGCCGACTTTATGAAGTTGGTTCCTGGGAACAACAAAGTGAGGTTTATTCCTCCCGACGTTGGGGGATCTCCGTTCGTTATCGTGAACGAACACTTTATTGATACAGCAAGCGGACAGCGCGTGCGCTTTACTTGCCCACGGCTGATGGAAAAGAAACCGTGCCCAGCTTGCGCAGAGGCCGACCGACTAAAACGTACTGGCAATCCAATCGACCGGGATAAAGCGTGGGGGTTTTATCCAAAACTTCGCGTCTACGCGAATGTTATTGATCGCGAAAACCCAGGCACACCTCGCATACTCGCTTTCGGTAAGACAATCTGGGACGGTCTAAAACGTATCCGACGCGACAAAGATGAGGGAGGCGATTTCACTAACCCCAATGCGGACGGTTTTGATGTCATCATTACTCGCGAGGGTGCGGGCAAAAACGACACCCGATATAGTGTTCGGCCCGCTAGAACAGATAAGGCGCTAGCCGACTCATCAGATGAGATCGACGCTATTGTGAATGATCAATGGGATCTCACAAAATATTCATCCGTCCCTTCTCTGGATGAAGTCATTTCCATGATGCAAAATGGGTATGAAAATAGAGATGCCGCACCACAAAGTAAACAAATTGCCGCGCCTCCTAGGAGCCTGCCAGCTAAGTCTGGTAGAGGAAAAGCAGAAGATCAAGTTTACGATGTAGACTCTGACGAAATACCTTACTGATCTAAGAATCCCCTTGGCTTTATTGGTTTGTCCAAGGGGTTAGGCACAGGGCCATTTTCAGCCCTCATGGTTCTAGCGCGGGATGTAGCCGCAGCGTCAGGCGGGTGGGATGCCCGTCATTGCCAGTCCAAGCGAACAAGCTATTTTTCCTAGCCGCTTGGTAGTTAGCCTAGTGCGGGGTGGCGAGCGTGCCGGGTCGGTGGGATGCCGGTCGCTTTTTTACGAGGGAGAAAATGAGTAAACTAGAATCACCAATAAATCCAAACGGTAAGCAAGAAATTCCAAAACCTTCAGAGGCCATAATTGACACACCTATAAGCGGCCCTTCCGCGTGTAACTGTGATCAAGCATTGTTTCTTATTTCTATACTTGAACAGGCAAACGCAGAAATAAAAAATCTAAAGAAGAACCTCGAAGAATCCAGACAAAGCGGAATCATATTGTGTGAAGAAGTCGAAATGTATCGGTTCTCTTGTACGTGCGGCATTGGCAGGAGAAAATAATGAAAAGAATTATTAGTGGAATCATAGTAACCGCTTTTTGTGTGTTACCTAATTGCGCAACATTTATTGCCAACAATCCTGGTATTACGGATGCGCTAGCTAACTATAACTGCCGAAAAGGATACAGCGCGTGTACCCCTCAAATTGATCTAATATACTATGGCCCAGAGATCATCTACGTGTACGAAGACTAGGCACAAATGTCCGACACAATTCAAATCGTTATCGACGCACTAAAAGCTAAACATGGTAAAGAAGCTGCCCGCAAAATGTCAGATGGGGCGCGGTCAGCAGTAACGGATGTTATTCCTACTGGGATACTTCCTTTAGATAATTGGGTGACAGGGTGCGGGGGTCTTCCCGTTGGGAGAGTAACAGAACTCTTTTCCGAAGAAGGGGGAGGGAAGACCTCTTTGGTGTACCAGTGTATCGGACAGTGCCAAAAGATGGGAGGCATATCAATACTCGTAGAGACTGAGGATGCGCTTGACCCGCTTAGAGCCGAAGTATTTGGCGTAAACTTAGAAAATTTGGTCCTCATTGAGCCTAACAATATGGAGGAAGCCCTTGAGCAGATAAATACCGCGATAAGCGCTCTACCAGAAGGCGTAGGGCCTATACTTTTGGCGTGGGATTCTTTAGCAGCAACACCTACAAAGGCCGAGATTGAAGCCGGTTTGGTTGGAGGCAATGCGATGGCTGATCGCGCTAGGCTAATGTCTCGCGCCTGCCGCGTATTAGGAAACATTGTTTCAAAACACAAAATTGCAATGCTTATTGTCAACCAGACACGGACTAAAATGGGCATCATGTTCGGCGATAATATGACTACACCTGGGGGGCAGGGCTTAAAGTTCTTGTCCAGCTTGCGTCTAAAAATATCGGGGGGCAAAGCAAATAAGAACGACCTAGGAGATCACACCGCAAAAGATATTTTGTTTCATGCTGTAAAGAACCGCATGGCCCCTCCTTGGCGCAAGTGCCGAGTAAGGCTGGACTATGAAACAGGGTTCGACAATGAATGGACCGTTATTGATTTCGGTAAAGAAAGGAAGATCCTAAAACCTCGCTCAAGAGGCAAAAAAGCGTATGATGAAGTGATTGAGGCTTTAGGTTGGAAAACAAGTACGGATCATGCCAAGGGCGACGAATGACACGTATAGCATTTGTTGGCGACGTTCACGTTGCTAACCATAAGAAATTTGGCGGACTTACAAATAAAGGTGTAAACGAAAGGTGTGAAAATATTCTTTACGCCCTCTCGTCTGCCGCAGTATTGGCAAGAACACAAAGGGCAGAAACTCTAGTAATCCTAGGGGATCTTTTTGATACGCCTAGGCCTAGCCCACAAATAGTAAAACGTGTGCAAGAAATCGTCGAGACTATTCCTACGGTTATCCTCGCTGGTAATCACGACCAATGTAGCGATGAACCTGGCGACAATGCACTAGCTCCCTTGTACCCTGTGGCTGAAGTCATCGACGCGCCTGACGTTGTTCCTGTGGGTGACGTAGACCTTCTCATGGTGCCTTATCTATCTGGCGACTACACAAAGAGGTTAGACGACGAGGTAACGACCTTAGTGCGCCAAGGGCTTGCAGGAACCAACGAGAAAAGAAAAAGGATACTCTGTTTTCACGCCGGAATAGTAGGAGAAAAGACACCTTTCTTTCTAAAAGAATCATCGGCCTCAATTTCTAAAGATAATCTTTTTGGATTAGCCGAAAAGCACAACATATCTATGTCTTTTGCAGGCCATTGGCATACGACAGAAACATGGCAGCACGATAACGGCGAGCACAGGTGTTTAGCTGTACAAGCGGGTGCGCTGGCACCAACCGGCTTTGGCGATCAAGGTGTCCACTACGGCAACATGTATATCTTTGATAGTGACAAAGACGAGCTTGAGTATCACACCGTTCCTGGTCCTCGCTTTATCGACGTTACCTTAGATCAAGATATTACGTGTATCTCGCAAGGACGAGAAGACAGACTAAAAGACTGCCGACTTTATGTAAGGATAAATGTTGATGAAACAGAGATTAGCTTAGGAGAAACAATCATAAAGGCGGGCATAGACGCTAATGCCATTGAAGACGGCGAGCTTTCTATAAACTCGGATAGGTCTAAAGAAGCCTGTGAAAAAGCCGCGAAAGCTACGCAATCTTCTGAGACACTAGAAGAAGCCTTGGCCGAGTACACAACACAAATGGTCGTAAAAGGTGTAGACGAATTAGATATCCCCGAAGCGAGACTAGAAATACTTGCCAAGGCGTTAGAATGTTTGAGGAAAAGCGGTGCTGATTAGAAAAATTGAATTACAAAACTTCATGTCATACGAAAACTCTGTCATTGAGTTACCCAAAAATGGCGTGGTTGTTATTACGGGCGCAAATGGTTCCGGTAAATCAAGCATAGCTGAAGCTACGGCAACAAGTGTTTGGGGAAAGACACTCCGAGGTAGTTCCCCATGGGTTGCAGACAAAAAAGGTTTCTCTAAAGTAAGCGCCGAAATAGCAGGAAAAATTATTGAATTTACTCGGCAGACCACACCAAAAGGTAAAGTATCCGCCAAGTTTGATCCTTCGCCAGCTAACTATGCGACCGCGACAAAAACACAAAATGCTATAGATAGTCTAGTAGGAGACTTCGACACTTGGCGTAAATGCGCCGTATTTTCTTCACAGGATGCAGCGCACTTTACATTATCTACGGATGCCGAGAGAAAGAGACTACTAGAATCACTTTTGGGACTCGATAAATTCGATATCGCGCTAAAAACCTGCCGTGATGAACAAAAAATAATAACGGCAAAAATTCGTACTTTAGAAAACGATATTCTGAAAAACAAAACTGAGCAGAGTGTAAAAGAAACGATCATAGAGGAAGATACCCTGCGGCTTCGTAAGGCAAGATCAAAAGCGGATATAGAGGGCGCATACTCAGATGCGGAAATAAAGAACCTTGAAGCACGTATTGGCGAGCAGCAAACATCGCTTAAGGAAATGTACCAAGAACTTCGTAAGGGCAGAGATGAATTATCATGTTCACGCGCCGAACGAGAACAACATACAAATGCTGTATTGCGCTTAGACAGCGACACTTGCCCTACTTGTCGCCAGTCTTTGAAAACGTCTAGCGTTGAGAAAATGAAACGGGATGCGCACGCCGATATTGAGCGTGTAAGTATTGAAATAAATATGCTATCCGCGGACCAAGATTTACTAGACCAGGAAGTAGACGTACTAGAAAAAGAAGCCCGTAAAAATGAAGCAGAGTTAGCTAAACAAAAAGCCATCATAAGTGTGGGGGAGAGATCTCTAATTGCTCACCTAGAAGCCTCAATTAAAAAGGCCAAACTAGATATGCTTCCTCTAAATTCTAAGTGTAAAAGTCTCGGCAGACAACTTGAAGATACCGAGTACGATCTTGCGCTATCTGAAAACACACAAACTGTATTGGGAACAAAGGGTGTTAGGGCTCATATTCTAACGTCGGCCCTTGGCGCACTTGAGATTACTTCTAACAAATGGCTCAGAAAAATCGCGTCTAAAAATGCCCGCATATCTATAAGGCCATACGTTGAAAACAAGTCTGGTGGAATCCGCGAATCAATATCTTTAGATATTACTGGCATAGGTAGCGGCGAGGGTTATAAATCTCTATCAGGCGGACAACGCCGTAGAGTTGATGTAGCCTTATTGTTGGGCTTATCGGAGCTTGCGCAAGCGGCTAACCAACATACAAAAGGAACCGTATTTTTCGACGAAGTGTTTGATAGTTTAGATTCTGAAGGCGTGTCCGCAGTAAGTAGTGTCATAGAAGAAATGGCTACGGATAGGTCTGTGATTATCATTTCTCATTCAGAAGCACTTGTAGATAGCTTGTCTTCATGCGCGCACTATGTAGTTGAAAATGGTGAGATAAATCTAAAATAGTCTAAAGCGCTGGCAAAGATCATAATGTATATGTGTGCAATATACAGCAATCATGCAAAATAGAGAAGGGCAAGGCGTGTGGGCCATAGACGCTACAAAGCGCCAAGCGTTAGCCAGTTGCCTAAGAATGTGGAAAAAGGCTCTTGGTAGTGACGTACCCACACTTGCCAAGGTACGAGCGTTTAGGCCCCTCAAAGGCGAAGAACCTTTTATTTCTCTAGCTGACGCAAGTTGGCAAGAAGTAGAGCGTTGGGAGATAAAATGACACAGGTAGTAAATCCGCTGAGATCGAAAATGAATATACACAAAAACTATTGGATTAGGATTCTAAAAGACCCTTCCGATGGCAGAGAACTAAAAATGCAGTTCGCCGAAGATCTAGGGTTTGATTGTCCGCTAGATGCAGCAAGGTATTTAGAAAACGCCGAGCAAACTACCTTTGTAGGTAGCTGGTTTCTTACGGATGAGGAAGTTGAACTCGAAGAAGTAAAACATAAGAGGGGATTGCCCAGCGTTTACTTATGCGCAGATAGAGATCCAGAAGGCATAAAAACGCTAAAGAAATCCTACACAGATATAAACGGAACCATTTTGTCCCTAAGCGAAAATCTTGATGAGTTTATGGAAGAAAATGCCGAAATAATTGATACAACATTAGAAGCCATTGCTCAGATAGTTGAGTGGTCTGCGGACTTTGATGAAGAAAAAGACTGTCTGTCTCGGAGAGGGAGAACATCCCTCGGTCTTCTCGATTTATTAGAAGAACACTCAAGCAGTACAGACCGACTAATTGTTCTTCTCGATTTAGTGCGCTTGTTTGTTCAAAGCGAAATATCCACTGATTGGGCATTTGGCAGCGGCTTATCTTCTAAAGATAATATGGAGATCATGTAATGGAAATTTACTTAGACGAGTACATTTGCGACAAGTTAGATCTTTCCTATTATGAAGGGCATAAAGACCTTAACGCCTTAGATGAAGTGAATTTACAGCTAGGCACGTTACTGTACCACCGAAGATGCTGGGATATAAAGCACCGCAAGATATTTGCCGATTACGTTTCTTCTGGAGAACCAATAAGGGTCGCCCCAGCTATCGGCCCAGGCTGGTACACCGTGACAAATTACCCAGAAAATAAAAAGTCTGACAAACTTATTTAGCCGGTGTGGCATATCCCTTGACGTGCTATAACCCCTACAATAATGACCAGCGTAACTGTTGCTAGTTTTTTTGTTGGGATATTTATTGGATTCTTTCTCGGTCTTGGGTGGTTATGCGAAATCGTAAGCGATATAGAGGAAGGACGTACCA